ACATATATGTGATCTGCGCCTGAAGTACCCATATGTGTATAGCCAAAGTAAGAGAGCGTATTGTGAACATTGTCTGCAAAGTTCTCTGCAAAAATTACTGGTTTAAACTTCTCTATAGTCTTTATAGCTCCTTTGAGAACCCTATACTCAAATCCTTCTACATCTAGCATTATCAGATCACAGTTATCTAGTTTTAGATCGTCTATCATCAATTGTGGAACAAGCCCAGTAGATTTCTCCGAATCAAAATGAATACTGTGAGTTCCTACATTATGCATGCTCATTCTTTGTACTTCAACCATTGCATGCCTATCACCTAGAGAGGCATTGATCTTTGTTATATTATCTTTTTGACAATTGTTGACTAAGCAGTGAAAGTTTAGTGGATCTGGCTCGAACGTGTAGACATGCTTAAACATATCAGACAGCATCCGAGGATACATACCCTGACAACCACCTGCCTGAACTACTATATCATATTTTTTGACGTATTTCTGAATATTTGGAACGTGCTCTTTAATCCACTCTTCTCTAGGACCTATCCATGCTCCCGTATCTGTTTTTATCCAGCACCAATCCTCCGCATAATCTATTGGATTGGATGAATCACTAACCTTAGGTCTTACCGTCAAATCATCAATATATGTCATTATATACCTTTCTTTTTAACAACAGAGGTTTTCTTCTGCTTTTTCATAATCTGCTGAGTTATCTCTCTTCTCTGCTTCTCTTGCCTTGCTCTGACACCTATTACGTCGTCTCTCTTGGCATATCTTGCCAGTGATATCCCACTGGTGTTTTGGTCTATCTTTATATCCATCCCCTGCTTAACGTCGTTGAATAGTTCTTTAGCATGTTCATCGTTCATACTCGCAGGAATACCTTTCCTAAAATCTCCAAATTTATTATTGAGAGCAGAACTTCTCTGGCGTGTAGCTGATACGCTTGATGGATCATTTTCATCTGCATCAGGATCTCTAGTTCCAGCAGACACCACGTCGATTCTCTTGAAATTATATTCCTTGCCATTATAGCTATCGAGTAACTTCTTAAATTCATCTACACGATCTGAACCTGCTACTAATATGAGGTGATCGATTCCCTTCGCAGCCAGTTTTTTTGCCTGCTGAATAATGCTGGGCGCATCTTTACTTGCAACTTCTACATTAACATCTGGGAACATTCTCTTAACATGCTTTACCTTTTGCTCAGGTGTTAGAGGATTCTTTTCAGGATCCTGTGAAGTCGAAAGGACAACGCTGTGACTTGCATTTCTGCCTTTTGCCAATTCCAACACTTTATCAGCAAGAAGCTTATGGCCCGCATGCGGAGGATTCATGCGGCCGAAGGCCAGTACGTGTGGTTTCGTAGTATCTGATTCTTCGTTTGGAGTTGCCTCTGTATCACCCTTACCTCTATTATTAGCAAAGTTATTCTTGCTAAATTCAGCTCGATCTACCAACTTAGTAGGTCTACCATTACGAGTAGCAACGAATCCCTCTGGCTTAACTTCTTTTCCACCTACAGTATTCTTATACGGAGTAGGATTTCCCAAACCCCTAACCAAGACATCCTTAGCCTTTTGAAGGTGACCGTGTAATTCGAATAATTTCTTGTACTCGTCCTTCTTTTCTTTAATTCCATCTATCAGTTTATCAGCAGCATCTACTATTTTTTGCTTAGCTTTGTCTGTCTTTACCTTAGACAATTCCCTCTGCTTCTTGGATTCAAGGAACTGCAGGTAACCGCCGACTGAAGGAATAGTTTCGTCCCTAACAGTGGAGTTTATGTAAGTCTTCATTGGAATTACATGATCTCCGAGATTATCCAAAGTTTCTGGATCCATGTCTGAATACACTTTGGTTGCGGCCTCTATTTTGGAATCGTATTCCTTCTTCATCGAAGAGCTGTAGCGAATCTTAGTAGGATCTACTCTAGGATCTATTAAATTAACGTCTGGATCCCTGCCAAATGCATCCTGATCTATGTCAAACCCAGCTTTCATATCAGCTAGTGTTTTACCCTCGTATTTGGTATGTATGACGAATCCTATATCTGACTTATTGACCTTGCGACCTTCTGGACCGGTCTTCGGAACAGAGTAGGTGATTGTGTTTGGAGTAAAGCTAAATTCCTTTGAATCCTCTGTATTACCAGCAAGATCTCCTTTATCGTACATGAAGTCTCCTTGATAAACTCCAGATGGTTTACCCTTCTCATCTTTTGGCATAATTTTTGGAAGATGTTTGAGCGCTGCCTTTAACTTGGCTACTAATCCAGGAGCATGACCGTGATTTTCCTCGATATCTTTATCATTGAAGTTTATCTTTGGATTCTTATTAAATGCCGATTTAGAAGCTACGAAGAATTTACCACTTTCTGGATCAATTCCAAATACTATCGATGGTGACCCGTCGTACTTCGTAGTGATAGTTGATCCGGATTTTAGACCTTGCATAAATGCATCGATGTCAGCCATAGTATCTGCTGAGTGACCAACTCCCTCGTGACCACCATGAATGATGTGATCCTCTGCGTGTTCAAGGTGTTTAAGCTTATCAACTTCTAAAGACTCAACTAAGAATGTTTTAAATGTTATCATTTTAGTAAATCTTTCTTTAATTGATCAATTTTAGATTTAGAATTAGATTTAGCAGCTTCAAGTGAATTCTTAAATTTCTCTGAATAACTTTTTACAACACTATTATTTGGCCAAATAACAGCGCGTACATTAGAAAAACCAGCTTGATTTAATCCCTGTGCTTCTGATTTAATTAAAAACATTGCCGGTGAATATATATCATTTCCACTGGAGACAAAAGTGGGACCTCCTAATAATGGATTTACAGTAGTGTGATAACTACCCTGTAATTTAAATACATTAAGTCCTTTTCCTGCAATTGGAATAAACTTTATATCTCCATCTATAAGAATTGAACAGTTATTTAAGCCTATAACTCCTGTAGAATAGTCTTTACCAAACATAACTTTATAAGCTACAGATGCATCACTAATTAATTTAGCAAAATTAGATCCTTTTTTCAATTGATTAAAATCATATCTTCCATCAGAATTTTTACTAAGATCTAAAGCTTTAAATATAATTTCTACTTCTGTAATAAAATTATCAATTTCTGGAAATGACTTAGCAGTAGATTTATCAGTAATACCTAAATCTACTGAGAAACCACCATATTGTTGGAAATCTCCAGCTTTAGATCCTTTTTTATGAGACACAAATATTTTTGATATTATTCCATCTTTAAATACCATGTCTGCTTTAGGACGCCCAGATACTTGCTCAAATATATTAACATCATATGACTGATTTCCAACAATTAATTTGACTGAACCATATTCATTAATTAAGTGTTGAAGTTGGTATTGAGTACTAATAACTTGCTCAGACTCTACAGCTTCAGTTTTATCCGATTCTGTAAGAACTTTACTAGGATCTTTAGATAAAAAATAAGCAGCAATTAAGATTACTCTATTTTGCTTTGTCATAGACACCATCGGATCTATATTTTCGAATACGGTTTTTGATACACCTGAAACAGATGTTTTTAATCCATCAGGATAAGAACTAAAACTTTTTATCGAGCTTTTGCCGACACGAAAAGCTATGCTTTTAGAGAAAATATAGCATTTCCAAGTTAAAGAGAATTTTGACAATTCTCTAACAATATCAGAAGCTTCTTTATCGGCTAATATTCGATTATATAAAACATCGCGATTTTTATTAGCAGATGCAATAGCTTTTTCCATATCTAGTTCATTTTGAAATTTAGTCATGTAAACCTCTACCACGTTTTACTATATTTATAATAAAAAAGGGGATGAACCCGTGAGCTCATCCCCATATAGAAAAATGATATGGTCGAGCGGAACCCCACCGTTTTCTCTCGACTATTCCTGCGTTATTATACGACTTGCCTCTTTGCTGTGCACTAGCAATACATATCATTCATGAATCTATTTATATCAAGTCTCTGCTAAATTATATGTCAGGCTTATTTTTTTTAAAATAAATGATGGTGTCCATCCAGCAAATCCACCACCCTTATTCCAATGATTTCCCTGCTTTACTGTCTCTTCATGCTGATTGCTCTCAAATACAACATGATTAGTCTTATTCTCGACGATTTTGTACTTACCTTTATCCTTGATCATGCGATAATCCATGTAATTTAACTCCTACTTAAATCCCTTGAACTTTGACTTATCGAATTTGGGCTTAGATCTTTCACTGTCCTCGCTTCCAAACTTAGTATTATCCATAACTGGGCCGTCTAGTAATCCATCCTGCTCTACATCCTCCACATCAAATAACCTCATCTTACTCCTATCAACTCCGAGTACAAAGCGCTTGATTGAACTGAGATCTGCATAGCGATTCTTAAGCTGCTTAACCATGATTTGACCCTGCTGCTCCAGATCCTCAGTAGAGATGAGAGCAAACATTAGATCTGCTGTAGCTGGAAGGCCAAATGACTCGGAAGTATCCTCTAAGCCAACATCGCTGTTTGAGAACCCGCTTCTAGTAGTTTGAGTTGCAGAGACAATAGGGACATTGTGCTCTACGGCCAATCCGCGAAGTTCCTCTGCTATAGCCTTGATGTACGTATATGAGTTGACATTTGACCCGTTCTTGATGCGAGAAGACATGCAGATATTCAGATAGTCGATGTAGATAATATCCGGCGTAAAGTTCTTCTTGATCTTTAGCTCGTTTAGGAGATGTCTAAAGTTACCGGCGCCGGCGCATGCAGTCGGGTATTCCTTGATGATTAACTTACCCTTAGTCTTTTCTTTAAGCTTCTCAACCTTCTTGTCGTATAGTACCTTAGGCATTTCCTTAAGTTGATCGAGAGAAATATCTAGGAGATTTGCATCTATGCGCTCTGCTATCTTCTCTTCAGCCATTTCCATAGTAATATAGAGGACATTAATTCCATTCATTAGATTAGCTGAAGCAGCGTGACACATGAATAGTGATTTACCGACACCTGTACCAGCGAGGGCAATATTGAGAGTCTTTCTAGGTAATCCACCCTGAGTTATCTTATTGAAGTAAGATAGGTTGAATGGAATCCTAACTTCTGTAGTGTGATAGAATTCAAAGCGAGAGTCTGAATCCTCTATGAAGTCATGGCCGATGTGAGTATCGAAGCTGACCGCTAGAGCATCAGATAGTATCTGAGGAATAGAGCCCTTAGACTTTTGTCCAGTCTTGTCATCCAATATCTGGATAGAAGACATGATAGCATTATACACTGCCTTTTCTTGGCAGAATTTCTCAGTCTGATCCACTAGCCATGATAAGTCAGTTTTTTCATCGTGATCTAGCTTCTCTACTATTTCCTTGGTCTGTTTAAAGAAGTCGTCGCTCATTGATCCAGCATTGCTGAGCTCAATTACTAGAGCTTCTTTAGAAGGAAATGAGTTATATTTCTTTACATAGGTATCGATTAAGTTGAATACTGCCTTTTCATTTTGATCGTGAAAGTACTCGCCATGAAGGAATGGAATAGTTTTACGACCATAATCCTTATTGTATAATAGATTAGAAAATATTAACTTTTCTATAGACATTATTCTCCCTCTTCTGCGGAAATAATAGGGCCGCCTGATGACAACGTATAACGATTCTCGATATACTTAGCGAAGTCAGTTTCTTGGAACATCTTAACCCAGAAATCTTTGCTATCTATAATGTCTGCAGCTCGCATGCTAGGCTGCTTAACTTCTCCGGTTTCCTTATCAACCACTGCGTACCAACCAGCCTTAGGCTTAACAATATATCCCCCGTCGATAGCAATCTCGAGGAGACCTGACCAGCGATTGATACCACCGTCATATGAAACAGTAATAGGAATCTTTGACTTTTCCTTTACGTAACGGGACTTCTCTACGTTGATGATGAAGTGATAACCTTGAATTCCGTCTGAGTCCTTATCCTGCTGGCGACCGAGGATCCAAATATTATCAGAGCCATAGTAAGATCCAGTACCACCACCTACGATGTCCTTAGGATAGAGACCAAGTTCTTTGTAGGTGTGATTGATCACTACGAGGGGAATATCCTTCATAGTCAGTTTTGGAGTGACGATACGAAAGAAAGACTTGAATGCCTTCGCTCTAGTCATGTCAGCTACTGACTTTCCATCGAGTGCATCCTCAGTTTCCTTCTTGGATGCAAGATTACCAATGGAATCAATAACGATGAAGACGCGATCATCGCGAGTCAAGTTCTGTAGTTGAACACTTACATCGTGCTTTAGATCTTCTACGTCGGTTACTGGAGTATGAACCACTGAGTCGAGTGGAATACCAAATGTCTCGAAGTACTTCTGGGGTGTGCCGAATTCTGAATCATAGAATAAGATGATGCCTTCTGGATACTTCTTTAAGAATGCGCTCGCCAATAATAGGGCAAATCCAGTCTTAAAGTGCTTAGAAGGACCTGCAAGCATTGTCAAACCCGGAGTGATACCACCGTCGATTGTACCGGAAAGGGCAACATTGATCATTGGAACAGTAGTAGGAATAACATCCTTCTTGCTGTAGATTTTGCTCTCAGTAAGGGTAGCGGTATACTCGATGGTAGAAGCTTTAATCAAACGATCTTTAAGTGACATCATTATCTCCAATATACAAGGGTCTATTG